TTAATTCATTGAAGTGATATTTATAGAGCCTTTAACTAAGGCTAAAGCATTGATTTTCCCAAACTCTATATCTATAGGCGCATATTCCTTATTAGCAGATACTAGTCTTATAAATGGCTCACCTTTTTCAGATTTCTTTATATACTTCACTACGACATAATATTCTCCGTCTATCTCATAGGAAATTAAATAAATTGCACCATATATTAAATCTTGTAGGCTTAAAGGCATTTCCTTATACATAATGGTATCTCCTGGTTCTAATTTTGGGAGCATTGAATCTCCTTTTATCTTTATAGCACCATCACATTTGGGCATATCAGGAATTCTTATAGTATCAACGATATATTCCTCAGGATCATCGAGGATTTCTTTTAACCCTGCAGTTGCTTCGAAGTTGTATAATGGAATTTCTTGTCTATCCTCTTTTTTTTCAGCATACTTTGGGTTATGTAGTTGGGTAATTTTAATATTTGACAAATCTTCATATTTATCTTTTGTCATATGTCCTTCTCCTGTAAAGAGCCAGTCTGCGGAAATGTTCGCATTTGCGCATATTTTTTCAACAACATCATATGAAGGCTTTCCCAGTCGCTTTCCTACAAGATTTTGAACAACAGTAGGGCTTATTCCTACAGCGGCTGCAAATGCTTTCTTATTAGAACCAAATTGTACATCAATAATGGTCTGTATTCGTTTATTTATACTCATATTTGAATATTTTTATGCGCAAATGCGAATTTTGTTGTGTAAAAATTTTGTTTATTCGCAAATGCGTATTATCTTTGCATCGTGTTCAATATACAACACGCCCCAAATATAGTGAAAAATATTGAATTACACATTATAAATATAATAGAAATAATTTTTAATAACAAAAAGGGGGCTTGAAAATAGCCCCCAATAATAAAACTAAGAAAAAATGAAAAGAATTATTTGTACAATTTGTCAATTATTGAAATCATGGATTCTTCAGAACCATCAGATTTCTCAAAAACATCATTTGCTCTCACAACGTGATGTGGAAAAATTACACGAGTTACATCGTATCCTCCAAGGTCTCCCTGGATATAAGCGACATCCATCAACACTTCTAATTGAAAACATCGGCGATTTATCACTTCTTTCTCAGGAGAATCAAGCTCGTGTGGCGTGTCTAATGAAGAAAGATTTTCTCGTTCGAAACGCCAAAGAAAAAACTTTGCAAGCCAAACCTTGTCGTTTTTCTCTTCGTCGTGCGAGAAAAGTGTAGCTAACGATGAAACATAATAATTCCTTAAAGCTTCTAATTGAGCCTTTAATAAAATAACTTCTAAATTCATAATTATATAATTTATTATTCACTACAAAAATACAAAAAAAAATGAAAAGATATATAGTAGTATCAGATACTGAAAGAGAGCGTTTGGTGCGTGTTTATAAAGTTAACGCTCGCACAGTGTATAACGCATTGACATATTCAAGCGATAAAGGTCGTGGATTTACAGATACAGCAAAGCGAATTAGAGAAGACGCCTTAAGACATGGTGGAGTTATCATGAATGGCGATTGCGTGGAGATGGAAACTCTTCACTTTCACGACAAAACAATTGTGCAAGTATTTCCTGCAGATAGAGAGATACGTATAAGTGGAGATAAAGCAAGACTTTACAAACAAGGCAAACTGATAAAAGAAATAGAAACCCCACTTATAGCAGAATTGGAAAAGCTTCAAGATGAAATTCGCCCACATTTAAGAGATTATACTAACGTCCAAAGATTATAATAATGATTGAATATTACAACGATAAACTTTGCATCCCTTCAAAAGAATTAATTGAGCGTGGATTGTTAAGTGAGCCAAATTATAAACAGATGGCTGCACGAAAAAAGTTTTGTGTTGTACGCCAAGGAAAAGGACTAGGAAACTACGCTTTAGTCGCAGTCGATAGTCTTCCATCTGACATGAAAGAAGCAGTTAGAGAATGGTATCCAAATATCGAAATAACACGCCTTGTAAAATGGATAAAAGATAACTACATCTACGATAGAAATGCTTATAATTTCTACTCAGACGAGGAGTTATGTGGGGTAAAACTTTCACAAAAGCACATCTTAGAATATACAAATAATGCAAGTGTAATTCAATGTGCAATATCACTTTATAACAATGCCAAAGCGCAACACCAGGTGATGGGTGAAAGATACGACTGGGAGATGATGACACAATGCCTTGATTTGATAAAAAAGGAATTTAACCACACGCTGCCTTCAAGTGTTATTCGATTTAGAAAGAAAGTGAACGAGTTTAAGAAACAAGGCTATAAATGTTTGATAAGTGGCAAATTTGGTAATCAAAACACCAGACGTGTAGACTATAAAACAGAACAGTTGATTCTTGGTTTAGCTATACAGGGCAATCAGCCATTTGCAAAGCAAGTTCATGACATGTATATTTCTTTCGTTTGCGGTGAAATTGAAGCTTTCGACCCCTCAACTGGTGAAATGTTCAACCCAGAAGACTTTGTAGACAAGAAAGGCGAACCTAAAAAATTGAGCGAAGCAACCATAAACTTCTACATGAATAAACCTAATAATAAGGTTTTGATTGAGCATAAATTGAAGAGCTGGACCAGCTTTATGCATGAAAATGCGCCACACGTGCATCGTCATGCACCAGAGTTCTCACTTTCAAAAGTCAGCTTTGACGATAGAGATTTGCCACGTAAGCTAAAAGACACAAAACTTAGACCAAAAGCGTATTACGCTTATGACGTTGCAAGTCAATGTGTTGTAGGATTTGCTTACAACAGATATAAAACAACCGATATCGTAATAGAATGCTTTAGAAGTATGTTTAGACTACTTGATAGACACGGTTGGGGTACTCCTGCACAAGTCGAGGTTGAAAATCACTTGATGACACAGTGGAAGGACAACTTCCTAAAAGCTGATGTGATGTTCCCATTTGTTCGTTTTTGCGCACCTCAAAACTCGCAAGAAAAGTATGCAGAACCAATGAATGGTGGAAAGAAGAAAGCAGTTGAACACCGCAATCACTTAGGTATTGGACGCTTTTACGGCAAAGGCAAATGGCGTACTGAAAGCAAGAAGATAAGCGATGCAAGTAATGATTTATACGAAGAAAAAGAATATTACACTTGGGAGCAATTGATATTAGAGGATGCTTGTGATGTAATGGAGTGGAATAATTCTCTTCATCCAAACCAAAAGAAGTACAAAGGTATGACACGCTGGCAAGTGTTTGAGGCGAATATCAATCCGACACTTCAACCAATTAATAAAGCTGTTTTGGCAAGATATATTGGTGAAAAGGTGGAAACGAGCATCAGAAGAAACAGCTATTGCAGAGTTGATCATCAAGACTGGTGGTTAAGTGATACAAGTGTTTTAGAAAAACTTGCGCCAAACAACATGAAGGTGGACGCCTATTACATTCCAGATGAAGAAGGTAAATATAATGAAGTGTTCATTTATCAAAATGACATGTTGGTTGATAAACTAGAAAATTTAGGAACATTCAACACTGCAGATGCAGAGCAAACAGAAGAGGACAAAGCTATATTCTTGAAACAGCAAAAGAAGATTGCTTCTTTTAATAACTATCTAAAGAATAACGCTATTAGTCACGTAGGAGTATTGAAAGAAAGAGATAGCTATGTGGAAGAAGTAGAAGACCTCGAAGTAGAAATGCCAATCTCCAATAATGATGAAGACTACAATAATTACTTAAGTAGTTCTTGGGCACAAGACTATGCAAAGAAAGGATTAGAAGACCATTAAACAACGTTCAAATAACATTTAAACTCTATTTTAATATGATTACAAACGATATAAAAATACGAATTATCGAAGCTATTAAAGCTAATCGTGAAAATTATCCAAGTGACGCAAAGCACGCAGCTGCATTAGGTATTAATACTGCAGTGTATAGTGCAGTGAAAAACGGACAAACCGACAAAGTTTTGAGTGATGCAAGTTGGATTGCTATTGCAAGAAGATTAGATGTAGAATTGCGTTCAAAGATTGAATGGAAAGCAGCTAAAACACCTACATATCTTTATATAATGGCACAGCTAGAGTTTTCACAGAACTCTTGTACAAGTGGAATTCTTTGCGACATTCCAAACATTGGAAAGACATTTACAGCTCGCCTGTACGCATCAAGTCACAAGAATGCAGTATATATCGATTGCTCGCAAGTAAAAACAAAGCTAAAGCTAATTAGAAAGATAGCTAAAGAGTTTGGCGTGAATAGCAATGGAAGATATAGCGACGTGTACGATGATCTTGTTTTCTATCTTCGCAGTATTGATCAGCCTTTGATTATTTTAGATGAAGCAGGAGATTTACAGTACGAAGCCTTCTTGGAACTTAAAGCTTTGTGGAATGCGACTGAACGCTGTTGCGCTTGGTATATGATGGGTGCTGATGGCTTAAAAGAAAAGATAAACCGCTCTATAGAATGCAAGAAGGTAGGTTATACAGAAATGCTTTCACGCTATGGTGATAGATATTCAAAGGTAACACCAGACGATGGAAAAGAAAGAGAGAAGTTCTTGAGAGAGCAAGCACACATTGTAGCAAAGCTTAATGCACCTGAAGGAACTGATGTAAAAGCAATAGTTTTGAAGACACAAGGCGGTTTGAGACGTGTTTATACTGAAATAGAAAAATTGAGAACTATCTAAAAGTAAGTGAGATGAAAATATTTGAGATGGAAATTGAAGCAGCCTTAAAAGGCATTCACGCTGAACTTGCAGAAATGAATAAAACAAAGCATATTGATTATGAGCAGCGCAAGTATGAAGTGATGAAAGATGTTTTTACGAACACTATTGTAGGAATGATAGTAAATCCCGATGATGTTGCAGATGAATTTATAGAGAGAGCTTTGAAATTTAGCGAAAAGGCTGCAGATAAGTTCATTGAACGCTTAAAAGCTGGAGGTGAAAAAAGATGAGAAAGCAAACCAGACTATACAGTTTAAACGATATATCACAGCGTAAATACAAGACTATAAATTGGGAAGGACAATGGAAAGAGGCTTTTGGTTGTCCTGCTATTAACGAGACATGGTTTATTTCTGGAGCATCAGCGCAAGGAAAAAGTTCTTTTGTAATGAGACTTGCAAAAAAGCTTTGCGAATATGGAAAAGTTCTTTATGTAAGCGCAGAAGAAGGGATAAGACAATCGTTTCAACGAAGAACAAAGATGTTCAACATGGAAGAAGTAAAAGAGCAGTTCTTTGTGATTGTAAATCCTAATATCGAAGCTTTAAAAAGTCGATTAGCAAAACGCAAGAGTCCTCGATTTGTTATTATAGATAGCTTTCAGATGGCTAACTGGACCTACCAAGATGCAATGGAGCTTATAGAAATGTTCAATAAGAAAAGCTTTATTTTCATTTCGCAAGAATATAAAAGTCGTCCGATGGGAGCAGATGCTGTACGTTTAAGATATGCTGCAGGTGTGAAGATTAGAGTGTCTGGGTTTATGGCTCTTTGCTCAGGACGTGAAAAGGAAACTGCAGGCGGTGGCGGTTTTGTCGTATGGGACGAAGGCGCAATTCGATATGGAAATAAAATTGCAGTTGAAAAGAAAAACGAGATAGACAATGAAGAATAAAGAACAACCAAAGCCTTTGCTATGTAGGTTTAAAGCGACTATTAGCGTTAAGACAAATGGGAAGCTATATAGCTTTAGTAAAAATGCAGGGTTTGTTGATGCGAAAGGCGACAAACGTCTACAAGAAGAAGTGAAGCAAATATTAATGAAGTCTTACAAAGAGATGGCTAATACTAATAAAGAATTAAGGCGCAAGTTAAATATTCAAGAAACTTCTAAAGTTCGAATATACATCTCTGTAAAAGTTTTAGAGTGCGATAGATTAATAACATTGAAATAAATAATAATGATGAGTAAAGCAAGTGCAATAATAAATTTAACAACACCTAGTTATCCTGGCAGTTCCAATCCTACAAGTATTGCAGGCGTTGTAAGATTAAACCAAGACCGCAAGACGGTTGCAAAGGAACAGGTGGTAAGTGAAAATCACTTCTGTAATAGATGCCAGGGTAATGGCTTTTTTTGGTCGCACAATTCATATAATGAGCCCGTGAAAGAACCTTGCTCAATGTGTGGAGGATCTGGTGTACTAGATGCACTGGTGACAATCGAATGGAAGCAACAAAATATAAATAAATAATAAGTAAAGATGAAAAATATTTTAACAAACATTGCAAGTTGGTTTAGAACTACTTGCGAAAATGAGAAAAAAACAAGAAGAATTGAACTTGAGAATAGAGTTTGCAAAGATGCAAAAGTCGCAATTCAAATAACTGAATACAATGGCACTTTGTACGTTTGCCACAACGAGTTGCCTTTGATTCCTGTTGAGAGTTTAAAAAATAGCGTGAATGATACTTTAACTGTTGCACGCCAGGTTTATGTAGACTACAAATTATCGCAATATGAAAGGTAAATTTTATTTTGAAACGAGATGCGGAAAGAAACATCCAAAGTGGATTAAATTGCTTGAGCAATATTTTCGCTTTATAACTTCTAAAAGCAATGAAAGCTTTACGTGGATTACACTTTGCGCTGAAATGAACGAGGAACTTCTTGCAATAAAAAAGCGAACAGTTCTGAACGAAAAAACCAATCTCACTGCAGAGATTTGCGAAAATAAGGACGAGTACTCAATTGAGATTAAAAGAAATCAAGTGACAATGGCTGTAATTAGATTTAGAGAGAACTAGAGAGAATGAAAAAAGTAAATAATTACAAGTATTTCTACTTTCTTCTACGCTATATTTACACAGATAAAGAGGAGCAAGAAGAATATAAGCGAGCAATTATTTCACGCATCACCGATGGAAGAACAACTAGCTTAAAAGAGATTGATGATCGTGAATACTTCACTCTAATAAATCAACTTGAGAACATTGTAGGAATAAAGGAGGAGATAAGAAAAGAGCGAAGTGCAACATTAAAGCTTTTACAAAAGGAGTTCAACGTTGATACGACTAACTGGGATAAAGTTGATGCTATTTGTCTTTCGAAAAGAATTGCAGGGAAGCTCTTCAGGTTCTTAAACATAATGGAGCATGTGGCAGTGAGAAAAAAGTTATATAGCATTCTTTCAAAGGGTGGTTTTAAGGCTCGAAAGAAAGACATCTTACAAGAACTTCAAATTGTGATAATCAGAGAGAACGCAAATAAGAAGAACAATATTAATAATCAAAACAAGTATAATTAAATGGAAAATAAATCAATGTTAGCAGGTTTAACTGCAGAGGAAAAGAAGCAACTACTAAAAGAGTTGCAGAACGAAGAAAAGCAAGAACGTGTAGGAAAGCGCAATGCTTACGAAGCTTTAAGAAAAGAACTACTTCTACAAGTTGAATCAAAGCTATTAGCAGTAGCAACAGATGTAGCACTATTTAAGGATTGGTTAAATAAGGAGTGCGAATCATTTAAGGAAGTTATGAGTGAATATGGACAACTTCGAAAAAGCGAGCAGCGCAACTTTACACTTGTGAATGGCTCTTTCAAATTGGAAGTGTCTTCGAATAGTGTAAAAGGCTTTGATGAACGTGCAAATATCGCAGCAGAAAGACTTGTGAAATACCTCAAGGAGTATGCAAAGAAGACCACCAAAGGCACTGCAGACCCAATGTATCAGCTTGCAATGACGCTCTTAGAGCGCAATAATGCAGGTGATTTGGACTACAAATCAATATCAAAGCTATACGCTTTAGAAGATAAGTTCGACAACGAATATGCAGAAATAATGACGTTATTCAAAGAAAGTAACGTCGTTCAGAAAACAGCACTTAACTACTATTTCTTCCAGTTGAATGATAAGGGCGTTTGGACCAAAATAGAACCATCATTCTGTAGGTTGTAGGCTTTAAAAGGTAAGGATAAATAAAGGTGGGTATTCGTTGGGTAATACCCACCTTTTTATTGTTGCAAGTAGAATTGGGTATTTTTTGGGTAATACCCAGCTTGCATTATTGTAAATAAAGTTGTATGCCGTTTGGGGGCTTTATTTATAGGCTTTAAAGGGTGTAAAAGATAAGCTGGGTATTCTCTGGGTAATACCCAAATTTTCATTATTACAGATAAAACTATATGTTATTGTTTGGTTTTATAACTCGATTTTGTATATTTGCACCTATGGCAAAAGGTCGAGACAAAGAGCTTATAGAACTTCGAGATAAGAAGTTATTTGAGCGATACTACTACTGGAGCGAAGTGCAACGCCTTCGATTCGACGACACCATCCGCAAACTAGCCTTTGATGAATTCTTTTTAAGCGAAGCAACAACGCTAAGAATTATTAAACGCATGCTTACGGATGGCGCAACCGTTGATGGAAAGACTATTAAGAATAGCCGTTATCAGGGTTTTAGACCTTCACGTCGAACGAAATCGAAGACTTCGGAACTCTCCTTTTTTGCTGAATAGCTTCTGAAACTCTACATGTGTATGTAGATTCATATAGCTTTATCCCATGATTTATCGTTGTATATCTACTTGATGTGCGTATAAGTGCGCCATCGTTATTTGGACGAAAGCCTTGCAGTGTGTTATGCAAGGCTTTTCTTAATCCCTCACGCTGCATAATTCTATCAATTGTCTTTGAGTTTCTGTGCGTGTCATCATAGCAATCAATGATGAGCTTAACTATAACAGTACACTCTCCTTCTTGTTTCAATTCTGATAAATTATTCCATTGACAACTTGATGCGTCAATAAGAACTGCAGGATATGTCAGTGGGTACATGTCTTTATTTTCATCATCGATGGCGTCTAGTTGTCCGTAATCTTCATCTATTAGTGACAGTTGAGGAATGTTCTTATTTATTTCCTCTATCAAATTAATGATCAGTTCTTCCATATGCTTTTTCTTTTAATTCGTTTAACTTCTTTTCTATCATTTCTCTTAACTTCTGGTTGAGTTCGTAACTCTCACCTATAAATCTTCGCTGTGGGATTTTTAGTGTCTTCTTTTTTGTGAGTGCTAAACTCATCCACATTTTTGCTTCTGGTGGCATTGCGTCAAAGCTCATCTTTGCTTTTTTGTCTTTATCTTTGCCTTTCTTTTGTCCTGCTATTGAATAAGCCTTTGCCCAAAAGAACTTCTTCATTCTGGGTGTAACAGTTATAGTTGCTCCGTTATTATGGTAGTTTGCGTATGGTTGCGAATTGCTGATAATAACAGTGCCTGGTAAAACTTGCGAAGAGAAACTTCGCATAAGTGTGTCAGTTCCAGAAGTCAAAGGTTTATATCGACTTCCATACCTTTGCCGAACAGTTGTAGCCCAACTTTGATTGCCGTTGTTGGTGAAACCACCCTGTCTAAAGTTGTTTTTAAAGTGGTTTGTTGCAATTATGGCAGCCTTGCGAGGTAGCTCGTTTTGCGCTGCTTTTGCTATCTCTTCAGGGCATTTTGATATGATAAAAGCAATTTCTTTGGGTGAGATTGACATTTTTATTGCATTTTATTTGGAAGTGTGTATAAATGTTTGTACATTTGTAACGTATCGAAAGATATAGGGACATGGCGAAAGCTATGTACCGCCACAAGGTCGTTTATTAGCGACCTTATTTTATTTCTTTAAGAACATGCTCATCAGAAAAATAGAAAAGTATTTTACCTTCATATTTTCTTCTTGCTTCACCTAATTTGTCATAGAAGGCTCTTTCATGTCCATGTAACTCAAATATGACAGCCTTAGCACCTTGTTCTTTTAAAGCCTTTCTTGCATATCTTACAATGTTATTTGGTCCACCATCTATTTGCTTTAAGTCAGCAGGAATACCATCAAATTTAATATCATAAGTAAGATTATCTTCTCTTCCTTTGTCAGATAAATGCTCTATCCTGTGACCGATATTTGCTAGGATTTTACACATATTAAGTTCTTTCTCGTATTTTTTCTTTTCGTTCTTTGTTTTATTAGCTTCCACTATTCGATCCTTATGGGTAACAACGTACCCATTCTCTGCAATATAGGTATGCTCCCAGGTTTCCTTATCATATTGTTCTATAGAGTTTTTACCTTCATTGGGTAGACTTTCGTTTATAAATTCACACTTGTAGCAATCCTTTTCATGATTGCTAAACCATGTCTTCATTTTATTTTTAAACCCTCTATTCTTGTAAAAACTACATTGATTGCAGTTCTTTGGAAAATAAGGATGGGTGTCGTTAAACATTTTTCCATCCTTTCCAGGATTGTTTTCTAATCCACGCTGTGCTGGTTCGATTGGTAAATCATCTAGCACATCATCTGGCGATGCTGGATCGTCTGTAGATTCAAGAGAGCACTTGCAATTCCATCTGTTGCCTGGATGATGTTTGTTCCAAAATGAGTGCTCGACAGGCAGAGTTAATTTCTTCTCCCAATACCCACGATGCACGGCTTCTGCATCAGGAGATGTAGTAGGCATCCATCGCAAGTTAGGCATTATGTCTTTGTTCTCGACAAATGAACGCCAATCCGCTGCGTTATGAGCTCGAAGAACCGCTGTGTTATATTCTGTTTTGAGCCATGAGCCGACATGGTGAGAAGAGATAGAAGATATATCTTTCATCCACTTATCAAATGGTTTTAATCTTCCGTTGTCATCTATTAATTTTGAAGCCATGCTTTTGCCCATTGCATGTGTTTTAAAGGCTGCAAAGATTTCATTTGCATGCTTTACTACATCCAAAAAACCTCTATTGTGATCAATTGAGAATTCGCCTTTTGATAAGCCTTTAGCCGTGGCTTCGTTCATTATTTTAGTGAGCTCCTGCCACATAGTGGGTTCTATGGAGTTCTCCACGTCGAAACCTCCATATATGGCATTCACGAACTCGTCGAGTACGTCAAGGTCAAACTTAACACCACTATCTATGTTATCAAAATGTGTATGGCATGAACACTTTTTGCCATAGTAGAGTTCATCGACTAGAAGTCTGTAATGTTGGCTTTTGCCCCTTTTGCTGGGGCTATTCCAAAAAAACTATTTAAACGCTGTTTAAATGAAGTTTTATTGTCGTTTGAATTTTCTTTTTCTTCCTCCTCTTTATCAGAATTAAGTGCAGCTTTTAACGCTTCTTTTTCTGCATTCTTTTGCTCTTTTATTGCGTTGTAATCCTTTGGTTTTTCAATACCAAATGTTCTATATAAATAGTCATCGTCAATTGGCAAACCCATATTACTGCACTTTTGAACGATGTCTATTTGTTGCGAAATGTCTATTTTATCCTTTCTGCTGTAAACGAACTCCCCACCTTCAGTATTAAAGCCTAAACTGTTGAAGATGTCTTTCATCTGATAGTTGAGAATATCTAAAATAAACTCTCTATCATCTGCATTCATTTCGTCCTCTTCATCCTTGTGTACTGTGCCTAAAGCCTGAGTTCCAGAACTGCCTACGTCCGTTGTAAGCGTATTTCCTAAAATTCTGATAGACATTTTGCTATCCCAGTACTCTGCAAAGGTTTTGTAGAGTTCACTTGAACCTGTTTTATTTCCTGCTTCAATTAGCGTTAAATCACTGTTTTTGGGGTGAATATATACAGCGTTTGAGCCTTGACGTCTTGCGTCTTGGATTAATCTTCTTCTAGCTACTTCATCGCCTGCATCGTAGGTATATTCACGAATTGGCATACCAAAGATGTTGCAAAATCTAGCCCAGTCACCTATATTCCCTTTTTTGTAAAGCACTGCAGGTAGGATTTCTGCAAATATTCCTAATTTCCTGTCACTACCTATAAAGAGCATGTTCTGAAAGCTTTCAATTGGGACTCCGTCCATGTCTCCTTGGAAGCGAAGTAGTTTTCTTTTAATTGGGTCGTAATGCTTTCTGTTGATGCATTCAAAGTGGATGTTTTGGTCCTCTTCTACATACAATTGAAGTAAACTGAATCCCCAGAATTCCGATAAGATAAGTTCTTTTCTAAGTTCCTTGAACCATGGTGAGCGCAGCTGTTTGTTGATAACCTCGTCTGGCTTTCCGTTGCGTTGAAATTCAATGGGTATCTGCGTTACACCACGTAAGCGTTTTGCCATGACACCTGAAAGATGCAAGTCGAACGCTGCGCTTTCGTACATGTCATACAATCTTACACGATTTGAATAATCAATGCTTTTAGCAGCATTAACAGCATTCATGTAAGTTTCAAGGTTAAAGTGAAATAGTTCAGGCATTTGAAGAACTACGTCTGGCTGTCTTAAGCCTGGTTGTGAAATATATCCACCTTGTACAATTTTATTTTTATTCTTTTTCATAACTGATTAATCAAATACTGGTCTAATTTCTTCGCTTTTTATCTGCCAATTCGAGTTGTCTGAAAGTTCATCAGAAGGTAGCAATGGTGCTCCTTCAACTGTAATGTCGCCTTTCATAACGCCTTTAAGCCAGGTCGTTGCACGTTCGTACCTGTCTTCTCTAATCTTAGACATTTTGTAAGGATTGTGCTGGCAAAAAATATGGTAGATTGCAATATCTAGCGCAAACATCAAGATGAGAGGATGTCTATTCTCTCCTGTCTGTGAAAAGATAGCCTGGCAATCATATTTTTTATTAAGATAGCTTTTCATTTCAGAGATAGCTCTATCCTCGCAAATCTCTATGATTTGTGGATCATAATCCGATGTGCCTTGTCTTAAAAGGCTATCAAGTATTTCACGATGGATTGAAGCATCGTAATCTTCAAGTGATATAAAGTTCTGCATAACTTAAAATGTATAAGGGTTATTTTCGTTCAATTCGTTGTAACCAATTGTGTAAACTGGTTCGAGCTCGTTTGTCTTGATGTCCGTCATTGTCGCACCGCCCTCGACGGCATCGCATCCATCGGCAGGATAAGGAAGTGAAAGTTCGAAGAGTTTAAACTGATTTCTAAGCTCTTGCATGTGTGGATTATCCTTTTCTTCTTCATTGAAGATGAGAGTACCAAGTCTATCTAAAGGCTCAAGATTAGCCTCTATACGTGTAGCTTTGTCTGTTTTCTTACGTGTATCTTCACGAATAAACAACTGCGTTTTTCTCTGTGCACATTCTTCACGAAGTAGCGGTTTAAATACTTGTTGATAAAATGGGTCTTGCAGTTTGTTGTTTTCAATATACCAATACACGTTGGTCTTCTTCGCTACATACTTGTCAAGCTCGAAATACCAACCTATAAAGTTGGCATTCGTTTCGTGTGCTAAAAATCCTTTTATAACATAGTACACGCCTTTTAACTTTCCAACGAGCCACAAGGCTTTAGTAGAACTTCCTTTCTTCTTTGAATCTGAATAGGCAGGATCGCCATATCCAATAAGGAATTGAAACTTGTTTAACGGTGGTATTTTGCCATATGCAAGGTTTTTAAATATTTTCCCTTCTGATACAGGGTTGTTAAAATACTCGCCTTGTTGCGCTTTGGTACTAATCTTGGATAACGTTCTATCAATCTGCTCTTCTGTGTTCTTTGCAGGCCATGTGCTTTTGCCGTTTTTATCACGAATATTTACAACATCCCAACTGTTTGCAAGTTTGCCAGCTCTGGTGATACAACAGTCTTTAGCAATGATGTTACCGCACCATATGACAAGTGTAGGTTCAGAAATAGAGCGTGTAGGATATAACGCTTTCTCCACCCAATCCCACTTTTTATTCAGCGTTACAGGGTTTCTGCAATCTTCGTCTGTGTCGTAGTCATCCATGTAGATGACGTCTGGTCGAATAGCCTCGTTACGCATACCACGAGGAGCTGAACCTGCACCAATAGCAATAAATTTAGCACCGCAAGTACAAGTGAATTCTCTATCAGTCCATTGACCCAATACTGGTTGCTTTCCATAAAACTGCTGTATACGAGGGTTATTCTCAAAGTTAATTCTGTAAGGTGTCAACAGACGTACAGCTGCATCAATAGTAGCTGATGCAAGTGCAACGAACTTCTTGCGCTTAGTTAATGTGAGATACATCAACACGAACATTACAACGGTTGACTTTGCAAGCTCTCTTGACCACGATAGAACCTCATACCATTCATCGTTAGCAATAAGTCGTTTTATTGCTTTAATGTGGAAAGGCGCAAACTCATACTTTGCGTAACTTGGAAAGAAGTATTTAATCCATTCCACTGGGTCTTTCTCTAACCTCTCACGCATTTTATCAATGTCATAGCGAGATAGAGATTCGTCTATATCTATATTTTTCGCAAGTCCTTTATTGTATTTCTCCCATATAGCAAGGGCTTGCTTATCAGTCCATTTTACCATATTTATTTTTTGTTATTTGCCTGGTCTTTAATGAAAGCATCAAACAAGTTGTTGAATTCTTTTGCTTTATCAATATCAATGGGTCTTAGCCATGAAAGAAAGCGCATCGCAACAGACACACAGTCTGGCACTCCAATGTCTGATTCTAGTTTCTTGATAGCACCTGCAATCTTCGCAAGTGCATCCGCTTCTTGCGTTGTTGCAAAGCGTTTACCTGGTGGTCGTGAATTAATATTGTTATTGATTTCCACAATTTGGTAACTCCATTGCGAAATGATTTGCTCTGGTGTAATTGTCTTAGACGCCTTTATCTCCTGCCATTTTCCCTTTTCTGCCCACCTCGCAATCGTTTGTCTTGTCGTTCCAACTTTCTCAGCGATTTCTTCCTGGGTATAATTTCCATCAAGATATAGCGATTGCGCAATACTTTTCTTATTTAAACTGTTGTCCTTTGCCATTGTAATTCTTTTAATAATGTGTAGTGCAAAGTTCATATATTTTTTACTGAAATAAAAACGCTTTATTTATTGTATCTATTTGATTTGCAATGATATACAAATGTGACGCAACCATGTAAAAGCCGTTTTTTTTATCGAAAAGTGCTCTTTATATTTGCAAAAAATTTACAAAGGAAAATGGCAAATAGTAGCATTTTTAACACCATTCCAGGTGATGGCGAAATCGCAATTCTTTTATATGGAAATGTGGGCGCAAAACAGCAAGTAGATTCTGAAAGAGTAGTATCAGAATTACTCGCTTTGGAGAAGATGTACAACAAGATTGATGTGCGCATCAATAGCACTGGTGGCGATGTATTTTCAGGAATGGCAATTTTCAACGCACTTAGAAACAGCAAAGCTAATATAACAATGTATATAGATGGCGTTGCAGCAAGTATTGCAGGCATCATTGCGTTGTGTGGAAAGCCCCTTTACATGTCGCCTTATGCGAAGCTCATGCTTCACGCTGTTAGTGCTGGAGCGTATGGTAAGGCATCAGAACTCAGAGAAACTGCAACCCTAGTTGAAAGTTTGCAGAATGACCTTGCGTCAATGATAGCAGGTCGTTTGGGACAAAACAAAGAAGAAATTGTGGCTAAATATTTCGATGAAAAAGACCATTGGATTAGCGCACAAGAGGCTTTAGAAATGAAGCTAATAGATGGAATCTATGATATGAAAGGTGAAGATGTAAAAGCATCTACAACCGAGGAAATATACAACTATTTTAATAACAGGCTCGAACAGCCTTTAAATGATAATGAAATGACGTTAAAAGACCACTTGAAGAGCGTTGCATCATTTGCAAATTTGGCAGACGACAACGCAATTTTAGCTCATATCAATGAGCTAGAGAATGCAGCAACTAAAGTTGAAGCACTTGAGAAAGCAGTTAACACTTACAAAGAGAAGTTAGCTGTTTTGGAGCAGAAAGAAATTACAGCTTTCATTGATAAAGCTATTGCTGAAGGTAAAATTACCAACGAGCAAAAAGAAAGCTTTACAAACCTCATGAAAAGTGATAGAAAAAATACAGAAGCATTGATTAATTCAATGAAAGCAAATCCTTTTGTAAAGGCTTCTTCTGTCTTTTCTCCTGAGAACAAGGGTGCAGAAAATATCGCTAATAAGACCTGGGACGAACTCGACCAAGCAGGCGAACTTGCAACCCTTCGTGCAGCTTCTCTCGAAACTTTCAAGGCGAAGTACAAAGAGAAGTTTGGAATAGATTATAAGGAGTAATCCTCTGTAATATTATCTCACCTACATTTACTTATTATTTACTTATTTATTGGTTTAAATTAAAAAGAATTTACAATGGCATTAAACAAAGAAATTTGGCAACAATCGCTGGTCGAAAACTTCTATCCAACGAACTCATTTGCTGAAAAATCGGTAGACGATTCAGTTTACGTTTCAAACCATAAGGTTCACATCCCTAATGCTGGTGCTCCTTCTGGTGTAAAGAAGAATCGCCAAACCAAACCTGCATCTGTGAATCAACGCACAGATAATGATTTGGAATACGTTATCGACGAGTTCACAACTGATCCAATCTATATTCCAAATATAGACACAGTTGAGTTGTCTTACGATAAGCGCAACAGCATCTTGCAGAATGACAAGTCGCAACTTCAAGAAGAAGCACATGTTAACTTGCTTGAGTGTTGGGGTAAGTCAGTTCCAAAAGAGCAGGTAATTCTGACAACAGGAACAAAAGAAAGAGATGCACACACTTCTGCAACATCGATTGGAAAACGTAAGCGAATCTGCAAGGAAGACGTTATCAACTTGATGACAAAATTTGATGCAGACAACATTCCAGAAGGTGATCGTTATTTGCTCTTAGACGCACACATGTATGCTGATTTGCTAGCTGATTTAGCAGATACAGATAAGTGGGCTTTCGCAAACTCGACAGACGTTCAACGAGGTATTGTTGGTAATCTTTATGGTTTCAACATCATGAAGCGTTCAAAGGTTCTTCGTGTGAAGAATGATAAGACTTTGATTCCTTGGGACGAAACAGGCGAAGCTGGAGAATTAGCAGCAGCACTTGCATGGCACAAACTTTCAGTTTCACGTGCAATGGGTGAAGTAAAGATGTTTGATTCAGAGAACAACCCACTTTACTATGGTGATATCTACTCATTCTTACTTCGTACAGGTGGCTCAGTTCGTCGTTATGACAAAAAAGGTATTTACCTGCTAGCTGAAGCATCTAAATAAAAGGAGGAGTGAATATGTTACCAAGAATCAAAATTCAACTTCTTAACGGTCAATTAGGCATCGTCGGGGACTCGCCCGACGGCTTATTTGCCCTCGTTTGCGCAGCTGCAGCAGTTGCAGAGACTTTCAAACATGACACTTCATATAGCGTTCATTCGTTAGATGATTTGAAAAAGTTAGGCGTTACCGCTGAAAATAACCCACGCTTATTTAAGCATGTTGAAGACTTCTACAACGAAGTTCCAGAAGGTACAAAGGTGATTGTATTTGGCGTGGATAAAACCAAAACATTCACTGAGCTTTGCGATAAAGAAAGCGGTGTAATCAAAGACTTGATTACATCTGAAAATGGTGCTCTTCGTGGCATCTTTGTAGCAGGTGATGGTCGAGAAGCAACTGCCACAACGCAAGGACTTGATGAAGATGTTTTTACAGCTTTACCAAAAGCGCAACAACTTGCGGAGTGGGCAACTGAAAGCCTTTATGCGCCTCTTTTCGTAGTTCTTGAAGGTCGTGGATTTAAAGGTGCAGCACCTAAATCTTTGCGCAAAGAGAAGTACAATCGTGTAGCAATTCTTATTGGTGATACCATTAAATCTTCGGAGGGTGCTGCCATCGGAACTCTAGCTGGAAAGTTAGCAATTATCCCAGTTCAACGCAACGTTGGACGTGTAAAAGATGGTTCTTTGTTCCCTATTGAGATGTATCTTGGTGAAAACACCGTGGAAGAATCATTCGGTCTTGTTTCTGATTTGTATGACGCTGGCTATATTACTCCTCGCAAGTATGTAGGCAAAAGTGGTTACTACTTTGTCGATGATCAGATGGCTTGTGAACAAACCGACGACTACTCACACTTAACGTCTCGAAGAACCATTGATAAGGCTTATAGAATTGCTTACAATGCACTTCTTAACTTTATGCTAGATGAGCTTACAGTGAATGAGGATGGTACATTGCATCAAGGCGTTGTGATGGCTTGGCAACAAGAGATTGAAAACGCCATCAATCGTGCAATGACTGTAGCAGGCGAATTGTCTGCAACAGAAGCAGGCGAAGGCTGTAAGGCTTTCATTGATGCTTCGCAGAATGTTCTTGCAACTAGCAAAATCAATGTAACTATCAAGGTTCGACCTTTCGGATATTCACGCTTTATTGACGTGAACCTAGGCTTCTTGGTTGAAGAGAGTGGCAAGTCAAAAGGTACAAAGTAAAATAATGCAAGGTAGATTAAGTTCTACCTTGCTATAAAACTTAAAAGATATGTTTAATTCTAGAGAATACGAATGGGCAGACATCACCGTTGTAATGGGTGGACGCAATATCACTGGTTTGCGAGGTATTAAATACAATATCAAACGTGAAAAAGAATTGCTTCATGCAAAGGGTAATAAGCCACACTCTGTACAGCGTGGTAATTATGATTACAGCGGTGAAATTAGCCTGGTGCAAAGTGAGTATTTGGCACTTCGTGAAGCTGCTAAAGGTGATATTTTGAACACGTCGATAGACATCGTCGTTGCTTATGGCGACCCATCGCAAGGTGACGCCATGACTACAGATATTCTTATCGGTGTAGAATTCACAGAAGATAATACAGAGTGGAAGCAAGGTGATAAAAACCTTGAAAAGGCTATTCCATTCATTTTTTTAAACAAAAAACAAGCGTAAAAGATGAAGTTTACAAAAGAGCAAATTAAAGAGTTGAAAGCTAAACACGGTGAGCTTTTCGAAATCACAGTAGAAGATAAGAGTTGCATTTTGCACCGTCCAACACGCAAAGATTTATCTTATGCTTCAGCGGTGAAAGATCCTATTAAGATGAGCGAAGTAATGCTGAATGCCTTATGGGTTGCAGGCGATGAGGAAATTAAAGAGGATGACTCTTTGTTCTTGGCAGCAATTCAAAAGATGCAAGACATCTTGGAGGTGAAAGAAGCAGAAATAAAAAAGCTCTAGAAGATGCTGAGGTAGATACTTCAGATGGTGTAGATATCCTATTTTGGGACACCGTTCTTCGTTATTACCTTTCAATTGATCCAAACGAGATGCCCGACGAAGTTTGGGCGCAAACTATAAAAAATCTGAGTGAAATAAGAAAACTAGAAAGTAATGGATAATGCTTTAAAATTTTTAATCAAGATAACTGCATCGCCAGGTAATACTTTGGCGACGGCTCGCCTTTGCGAGAAACAACTTGATAATATAAAATTAAAGTCTTTAGAGGCGAAAACTGCACTTACAAAGACATTTAATTTTAGTTCTTTCAAGTCTGGCTTGATGAGTATTCCAGGAATGGCTTTCTTAATGAACCCCACAACGCTCATCGGTGCTGGTATCGGTGCTGTTTCACGCTTAGGCGCACAAGCAGAAAGCACCGCTGTAGCGTTTAAAACACTTGTTGGAGATGAAAGTAAAGCTGGTGAAATGCTTAAAGAAATAGGCGACTTTGCAAACCACTCTCCATTCGGCAAAATGGAACTCGTCGAGGGGGCGCAACAGATGCTTAACTTTGGTATTTCAACCGAGAAAGTTTTGCCACTGATGAAGCAGTTAGGCGATATTTCAGGTGGTAATAAAGATAGATTCGCTTCTCTTTCACTTGTAATGGGTCAGGTTTCATCTACAGGTTACTTGATGGGTCAAGATTTACAGCAGTTTATCAACGCTGGATTTAACCCAGTTCATGAACTTTCAGAGATGACAGGTAAGTCTGTTGCAGACCTCAAAGACATGATGTCTAAAGGGCAAATCACTGCAGAGAATGTAGCACAAGCAATTGCACATGCAACAGGTGAAGGTGGAAAGTTCCACGGCATGATGGAAGCTAAAAGCCAAACCCTGGAAGGAAAGCTTTCAACACTTCAAGATACAGTTGTAACTAGTGCAGAAGAGCTTTCAAAAGGCATTAATAGCCCTATTGGTGAATTGGTTGATCAGATTACTGCCATTATTCCAACTATCACAAATGGATTACAGATGGTATTCAGGGCGTTTGGCGCATGCATAAAGTTTGTGATGAAGTTCAAAACGGAATTAGCGATACTTGGTGGTGTGGTGCTCGCAATCTTCACCATGTGGAAAGTTTATAATGCAGCGTTAGCAGCTTATTTGGTTGTCTCAAAACTTTGCCAGGCTGCAACGGTTATTTGGACTACAGTTCAATGGGCGTTGAACGCAGCAATGACAGCGAACCCTATCGGATTTGTGATTACTGCAGTTGTAGCACTTGTAGCAGCTATTGGGTATGCCTGGGTTAAGTTCGCAGGCTTTAGGGCTTTCTTAATTACTATGTGGGACACCATTAAGCAATTTGGAAATATCCTAAAAGACTTCTTGATTGATAGAATAACCGACTTGGTAAAAGGCTTAGGTAGCGTTGCGACGTCACTTTATAAGTTGTTTAAAGGAGACTTCAAAGGCGCAGCGGATTCATTCACTGATGGTATTAAGCAGATAAGCGGTTATAATGCTTTTAAGAAAGCCTACATTTCAACTTATGATACAGCAACTAATATAGGTGCTAATTTCAACAAGAACCTAAAGAATGAGAGAGCAAAGGACAAAGCGAAAGCTGAAAGCAAGTCGGAGATTGCAGATCCAGGAATAAAAGGTTCAGCCAAAACAACAAGTAACGAGGTTGTTTTTGGTGAAGGCAAGAAAGGTAAAGGCAAAAAAGGCAAGAAGGGCAAACATGGAAAATCAGCAGAAGAAATAGCAACAGGTGGAAAGCGTTCAACGGCTATCACCATGAACATTTCTAAATTCTTTGACACTATCCATGTTCACATGTCGGACAAAGCAGACACTGCAGAACTTGAAAGAGTAGTTGTACAATGCATTAATCGTTCACTAGCAATAGCAACATCAACAGATAGAGGTTAGTATGGAGTATAGAGAGATTTTAGATAAAGGCTTACCATTAAAGGTAGATAACAAAGCTCATCGCTTTGTGCTTGAAAATCTTGCACTTCGAATTATCGGAGGCAAAGTACCACCATACTGGCTTTTTCGTGAGATTGGAATTGCGAATGTCGATAGCGAAGACTATGATAGCATAAAAGCTTTGAGTGATGAAGAACTCGAGGACATGGTGCGCACTAATGCACTTGGCATTCCAATGGCAATGCCTCTTGAACTTCGAATAGAAGAACCAGGTGCAAAGTCATGGTTGCTACCATTCGAACCTATGATCAGTATCACTGGTAAAAACATCATCAAAAAGCGCAATGTGAATAAAGGTAGTGTTCGTGGCAGTATCAAAGAACGATGGGCGCAAGATGATTACGAAATCACAATTGAAGGCGTTTTAATTTCTACTGATGGAAAATATCCAGAACAAGATGTATCAAAATTGCGAAAGCATTGCGAAGCAGCATCTGTATCATGCCTTTCACCATTGTTGGAGATTTTTGGCATTAATCACATCGTAATTGAAGAATGGGAGTTGCCTTTTACCAGTGGCACAGGAAACCAAAACTATAGCATTAAAGCAGTTTCGGACAACGACTACAAATTGCTTTTAGGTCGTGAAGAATATAACGGATTGCGAAATAAATAACCTGTAACTATGTACACACTAGACTTTGAAGTAAAAATAGGCGAATTCTATCTTGGAATGGTCGACAGCATCACCATTCATAAAAGTGTAGAATTACTTGCAGATACTTGCGAGATAGTTCTTCCTGCAGCTAGGCTAAATAAAGCTTTAGAAATAGAAGAGCAAATCAAGCGAGGAGATGAAGTGAGCGTTAGTATAGGCTACAAAGAAGTTGGAATCAAAGAAGAGTTTAAAGGCTATTTACAGAGAATTTCAACCGATGGTGGAAGCATTAAACTATTCTGCGAAGATGATTTGTTTCAATTCAGAAAGGACCTACCAAACGAAGAGCTCAAGAAGATTTCACTTGCTGACTTGCTTTCTAAAGTAGTAAAAGGTATAGGCAAAAACTACAAAGTAGATTGCAGTTATACATGGGTTTATGACAAATTCGTAATTCGAGATGCAACAGGCTATGATGTTCTAAAAAAAGTGCAAGAAGAATGCGGAGCAGACATCTATTTGAAAGATGGTGTTTTGCATATCCATCCGCCAGGCGAAGTTGTAGGCAAAGAGCGTTTTTACGATTTTGCCGTGAACATTGAAGAAGCAGAACTTTCTTTTAAACGAGCAGAAGATAAGAAGGTGAAAGTGGTTGTAAAAGCCATTATGCCTGACGGCAAAGTGAAAGAAATTGAAGTAGGCTCTACAGGTGGCGAAAAAGTCGAAGTAAAGTGTCATGCCTCAGACACCGCAAGTATGAAAGCAAGAGGAGAAGCAGAAGTGAAAAGACGCACCTTTGATGGATATGACGGTAGTATTACAACATGGCTAATCCCTGAATGCAATCCTGGTGATACAGCAAGTATTCATGATGGGGATTACACCTATAAGGATGGAACTTATTTCGTACGTTCAGTTACTACTGAATTTTCAGAAGGCGGAGGAAAACGCAAAGTTGAACTTGGATATAGATTAAGTTGATATGGACCAATACAAAGAACTCGCAACACTAATTAAACAGGCATCATCAGGAGGTGGTCGTGTTACAATTTTGCAAGGAATTGTGAAAGAAGTTAGCGGTGTTACATGCACTGTTGAAATAGGCAGTTTAACTGTTTCAGACGTTCGCCTTCGTGCTTCAGAAAAGCAAGAGGAAACGCAAATACTAATCACTCCTGCAATTGGTTCAGCGGTCATCCTTGCAAGTCTTTCAGGCGACATGACAAACCTTGTAGTAGTTGCAGTGGATGTAGCGGAAAGCATCACCATCAATGGTGGTAAACTTGGAGGACTAATTAATATTGAAGCCTTAACAGCAAAGCTTAATGAGCTAGTTCAAGTGTTTAATTCGCACACCCATACTGCGCCAAACGGACCGACAACACCACCCACAACCTCAGCGAAACAACTGCAAAGAAAAGACTATGAAGATGAAAAAATAAAACATTGATGAGAGCTATAAAACTAAATAACTTCGAGATAGATGTTCAGCCAAAGTTTGACGCTGAAGGCAAAATACTTTCAGGCTTACGTTTGGGTGACACGCTTAGACAGAATCAAGCGTTAATATTGGTGCTTCATCAAGGGGAGCTCAAAGAACGTCCAGAGGTAGGCGTGGGAATCGAAGATATGCTTTTAGATAACGACATCCTTTATTGGAGAAGTCGAATCAGAGAGCAATTGGAACTTGACAATCAGAATGTAGATAAGGTGAGAATTACTACAGGTGGAATAGAGATTAACGCAAGTTACTAAAAAGAAAGAAAGGAGGAAATTATGCAAAAGAATACAAAAGAATGGATTCAGTACGGCAGTGCGCTAGGCATGCTTGCTAGTGGTGTTTGCCTTGTGTTTTTATGCTTTTTCTTCAACAATTACGACTTGAAAGATTCTGTTTTGTGGTATGTAGGACAATGCCTCGTTTACGCTGGTTCAGTGTTCGGTATAAAGGCTTACATTAACTCGAAATATGGCGACATCAAAACGTTTGTTGAAAAAGAGATAAAGAAAGAAGAACAAGAAAATGAGAAATATTAAATACATAGCAGTACACTGCACTGCGAGCAGTCAGCACGCAACCATTAAAGAACTCTTACTTGAGTTTAAAAGAAAAGGCTGGTCAAAGCCTGGCTATCACCATATCGTGGACGTGAACGGAAAGGTCTTTAATACACTTTCAGAAGATGAAGTGAGCAATGGTGTAAAAGGATTTAATTCAAATCTTATAAACGTTGCTTATATCGGTGGAATTGACGCTAACGGAAAGCCAGTAGACAATAGAACTGAAGAGCAAAAAAAGTCACTCTTATTGCTTTTAAAAGCACTTAAGAAAAAGTACCCAAATGCTATTATTCAGGGACACAGAGACTTTTCGCCAGATACAAATAAAAACGGCATTGTAGACCCTTGGGAGCGTATCAAAGCGTGTCCTTGTTTCGATGCTAAAGTTGAATATAAAAACTTATAAAACATGAGACATCTAATCTACTTACTGCTTTTATTCCTCACTACAGGATGTTGCAGTTCAAAAAAGCTAGTAGCAGCAGAAACGCATACAACGGTTGTGCGAGATTCAGTAGTGCTGCGTGATTCATTTGTGGTAAAAAACCTTACATCCTATTTCGATTCAATCGTCGTTCGAGATTCGGTGGTATTAGTCTACAATGATGTAGGAAAACTGCTATCGAAAGAGAGGTTTTTATTTCACGATAGGCAGCGCAAGACGGACATTAAAAATACAGAGCAAAATGTACGCCAGGAGCGAACGCAAAAGCAGAAGAATGTTATAGGAATAAAAAAGAAAGAAACAGTTACACACGACTTCACGCTTGCGAATTTTGCTCGAATAATAGCAATAATGATAGCTCTATTAGTGATAGCCTATGTAATATATAAATCAAGAAACTTATGGAAGTTCTTGCGAAAAATGGTCAAACCCTAGCAGATGTAGCAATCCAAGAATATGGATGTTTGGAAGCAGTTGTAAAGCTTTCACTGGATAATGGTCAAAGCGTAAGCGAAACACCAAAGCCTGGCACAAAGCTACAACTTCACCAGCATATATATAATAAGGTGTTGCAGAAGTATTGCAAGGTGCATTCAATATCACCTGCAACTGCTTACGATTCACGTTCAAAAGCTAGACAGGGAATCTTTAATAAAATCTTTAATTCATCATTTAAGTAATGGCAAGATCTATATCTGAAATAAAGCGTACAATGACAGATGCATTTATGCAAGATGAAGCAATTCGTGATGCTTATGGGATTTCACCAGGCAAAACTCGTTTTGCTGATTGCTTTTCTGCAGTGAGTTTAGAAAACTTGCTTTTTTATATAGTTGCAGCGTGCCACTATGTGTTAGAAAGCATCTTTGAAAAGTTTACGCAAGACGTCGAGCAGAAAATATCAAGAGCAGTGGTTGCAAGTATTCCATGGTATTTTGATAAGGCAAAAGCTTTTCAGTATGGCGATGCGTTGGTCCTAAATCCTCGCACATTTGGATATGAATATGCGAAAGTCGACACTTCAAAACAGCTTGTAAAATATGTAGCTGTAAGAGATAGAGGTGCCTCGATTGAAATGCTAGTGTCTGCAGAGCAAGACGGAAAGCCGACACCGCTTCAAGATGACTTTTTAACAGCGTTTAAACACTATATAAATGCTATTAAAATAGCAGGAGTGGTGATAAACGTGAGAACAAGAAAAGCAGATGAATTATCTATTGCTGTGAAGGTAGTTGTAGACCCTTTGAAAATAAACCGACAGGGCGTCGATATAGCCTCATCTGAGAAGGTTGTTGAACATGCAATTGAGAACTATCTTGCAGATATCGTATATGGCGGAACATTCAATAAAACAAAGCTTGTTGATGCGATACAACGTGTAGATGGTGTTCTTGATGTTGTTCTTGGTGTTTGCAAATACAAAGCAGGCGATGAATTTAAAGAAATTGCAGGCAATAACTACACTGCAGTAGGTGGTAGCTTTATTGCTGTTGGACTTGATAAGACAATTGAATATGTGGTATAATGTTGATTTTAACAGATGGATTGAACAACTTGTTCCACCCATCTTGCGCTCAAAGGTGCTTCTTGCAATTTTGAAGGCGATGATCATACCTATTATATATATACACGAGGAGTTCTTAAAAAAGAAGAACGATGTAGAACGAAGACTTGACACAACAGCGCAACGAACTTCGATAGAAAGCTATCTTAATGGCTTGTTCTTCTTGAAAAATAGAGAGATACGAATCGAAGAGATAGACAATAGTAATAAAGTGTATGTGTACTTTGCAGATGAGAACCAGATAGCACCATTTATTAATAACAAGTTCATTCTTTATGAATTAGGAGAGGTGCCTGATAAACCTAACTTTATAGTGCATATCCCTACGTTCTTATGCACATCGCTAGAGATTGAAAAAGACAAATACAAAGGAGAATTTTTGACAAAAATAGTCAATGCCTTAAACGTTTATAAACCAGCTGGTAAAAGATACAGCATTAATTTATACGAAGTATGAAAGAGATTAAATTTCATGAAGGTGGAATGCCTTTAAATATTGATGACTTAAAGTTGCTTCAGGAGAATTCTTTTGCAACGATGGCAGCATTTTTGAAGGTGTTCGCCAAAGAAAAAGAGTGCTTTCTTTTGCACAGGCTTTCAGCTACACCCCAAAACAACTCATTGCTTGAAGCAAAGTTTATTGCAGGCGTGTTGGTTTTTAATGGCATGTTCCTGGAGATACCAGAAACCACTCTGAAAGTAAATTCTTGGCAAGATAAAATATATATTTGTGTAAAAGAAGTAGAAAAAGATGAGCGCATTTTTGAAGATGGTCAGGCAAAGAATTGTAGAATAGAAAGACAGGCTTATCTTTCAACCGAGAAATCTGAGGCTTTAAGCTTTGATACTTCAAAGTTATCTACTTTTGATGAGTTGTTTGTGGAATATCTCAATTTAAAGCGTTTTGAACCAAATTGGACTCCCATCCCTGTTTTCTTTTTCAATGGATATAGCGGTAAAATAATGCTGCAGAGAAGAGAGGGGTCAACACGTATTAAAATTCAAATAACATCATCTGCTTCTTCATGGACGGAAGGACAAGAAGGTTTGTTGTTCGAGTTGGGTGGAAATGTAAGCGTTGATCCAATTGGACTTGGATTTCTTGATAGAACTTGTAGTAAAGTTTTTGCAACCGCTGGCGACGATGTTCCAGAAATAGCAGTGCTACGCTATTCAGATTACAAGTGCCGTGTGGAATTCCTTAAAAAAGATACATCTGCAGTACTTACACAAAATTCACCCTCTCAATGTTCAATTAATATTATTTATGACCTATTAGAGCAATGACAAATATTTATAATTTACAAGAGCGTGCAGAAGTACTGCGCAAGCGACATCTTTTTGGTTCTGTAACCCCTGAAGAGGTTGGAGGATTAATCGCTGATACACTTGAGTTCGTAGCTATTTTAGAACGCAATGCCTCATCGTTGGGAATTGTAAAAGTATATAATAGCTTTGATGAAATGAAAGCAGACACCTCTCCAATGGTTGGAGATAAAGAACTTCACGCTGGGCAATTGGTGAGCATTTATAATGGAGTAAATAAAAATGACACACACAATGGAGAAATTTATGCCTATGAAGGTAAGACGTGGCGACTTGTGAGCAATCTCGCAAGTATAGCACTCGGCACATCGCCTTTTCAGGCTTATCCTGGTGAAAAAGGAAAAGCCTTAGAGGTGTCTTTAAAAGAAGAATTATCACTAAGAAATGAAGCGATAAAAGGTGTGCAGCAAAAGATTTTGCAAGCTTCAAATAGGCTAAAAAAAGAGCTTGAAAAGCCAAAGCTTGTCGAAAATGGCGAATTTAAAACCGCAACTTATGGTATTCAGGCTGCTCGCCCAACTATCGGGCAACCATACGTTGCAAGTGCTGGTCTTTCAAACAATCAACGCATCTATATCGCTGTGAATGAGGGAGAAAGAATCTCACTTAAAAACAACACTGACACAGATAGCAAATTTTGTTGGACGACTGACGCTCAGACTAAGATTTCAAATAATACGAAATTAAACCTACCAGAGGGCGAAACCCAAACTTACGCAATTCCTAATAATAGTGAGTTGGAGGTAATTGCGCCAAAGGGTGCAAAATTCATTTGCATTCAATCAAAAAAAGATGGTATTGCTTGTATGCCTGAAGTGTATAAATTTATTTCACGCTTAGATGTAAGCGAAGAATTAGAAAAGCAATTGTCAACTAAAGTAGAAGCTTTCGAAGGCAAATTAAGCGAAGAAAAAACGCAACGAGCAGAAGCAAATAAAGCACTAAAAAGGGAGATTTTTAGCGAGATTGGAGAGGTGAAAAATAAAGTCATTCCAATCCCTACAAAAAAATATCCTTATTTAATGCATCAGCGTAAAGTTTGGGTAGGATATAGCAGCGCAAACCACGTCTATTTGCCTGTTGAGCAAGGCAAAACCTATCTTGTCAAAGCTAATAGCGAATATTCTACAAATTATGCTTTTGCAACTGAAATTGTGAACTCTGTAAATGGGCAAAAAGTAACGGGATTATCAACAATTGATGGAGAAGTTCACGAGGTCGAAAAAGCCTCAACTATTTCCGTAACACCCCCTACAGATGCAAACTATTTGATAGTTAATATTACAGATGGTTCAAGTTTTGAAAAAACGTGGTCAATTGCCCCTATTGTAGAAGAAAAATTAACACTTGTAGAAGCGTTGAACGCTGGCGAAAATACGCTTGATATAGTTGCGTTGAATGGTGAAAACGAGATAACTAATAAGCTATTGCAATTAAGAAGGCATTTAAATATGAACATTAGTGGCACTTCGGGTTTAATGCCCGTCGTATTGCTTTGGTTTTCAGATATACATTCAGATAAGGTCCAGTTTAAGCGAATAATGCAATTTTATGAAAGATATAAAACTTATATGAATGGCATTTTATGCACTGGTGATATGGTTTTCGATTCTTTGAGAGATGATTATTCATATCTCGGAAATGACCTTAAGAAGTTGATGATGACGCTCGGTAACCACGACATAGCAAGAACAGCGTGGAACGACCAAACAGTTACAGCGCAAGAAGATTATAATATATTTATTAAACCCTTTGCGGAAGCTGGTTTAGTTGATAATTTTACGCCAAATAAATGCTATTGGTACAAGGACTATCCAACGCAAAAATTACGCTTAATTGGTCTTGATGCTTTGCATTGGGATAGCGAGCAAAATAAGTGGCTTGAAACAGCTCTAAACGACGCAAAAAATAAGGGGTATTCAGTCGTTTGTGCAAACCATTTCTTTGGTGGCAGAAACAGAACCCACATTGAATGTGCATTTGATAACGTTCAAAAATTAAGCGAAGGAGATGCAAGTATTAACGCAGAAGCACCTGCAACTATTCAAAAGTTCATCGACAAAGGAGGTGATTTTGTATGTTGGTTGAGTGGACACACCCACCGAGATTACGTCTACTACTTGACAGATTATCCAAAGCAAATAGGTTTCACAGTTGATTGTGCAATGTGCTCAAATGGTGTTACTGATGAGGAACGTGAGAATGGAACAAAATCACAAGACTGCTTTAATTTAATAGCTTTTGATACTACACGCAAGTTAGTGAAGATTGCAAGAATTGGAAGCGATAGAGATAGTTTGCTCCGTAAAAAAGACACGATATGTATTAATTATCAAACTAAAAAAATATACACATGATAAAAAATATTAGAATTTAAATTCTCTAGTTGGGGGGAGGTATAAAAATCCCCCAACCTTGTAAATATCATCTCACCTACATTTACAAATAAAGCGCACAGCCAAGTGGTTGGGGGACAAGCTCCTCTTCCTTGGTTGTGCGTTTTTTATTATGAATAATAAATGCAAGTGAGAGGTGCAAAAGTACAAATAATAATCGAAAAACAAAAACATTATGCAATTAAAGAAAAATTATTTCCAAGCTCCATTACCATTTATGGGGCAAAAACGCAAGTTTATAAAAGATGTAAAGGCTATATTATCTCACTATAAAGATGATATAACTATTGTAGATTTATTTGGTGGTTCTGGCTTATTGTCGCATACGGCGAAGCAAGAAAAACCACTTGCAAAAGTCGTGTATAACGATTTTGATAATTACAGCAGACGTCTTAAAGCAATACCGCAAACTAATGAGTTACTTGCTAAGATTAGGGAGTTTACAAAAGAACTTCCAAGAGATAAAATGATTGCGAAAGGCATTAAAGAAGCGATATTAGAAGTTGTGAAAGCACATGAAGATAAATATGGCTTTGTTGATTATATAACACTTTCTTCTTCGCTTTTATTCTCCATGAAATATGTAACGAACTTCGATGAACTTACAAAGCAAACATTTTATAATGTTGTAAGGCAAAATGAATTCAATGCAGATGGTTATCTTGAAGGTGTAGAGATTGTGTCAAAAGACTACAAGGAATTGTTTCAAGATTATAAAGACACGCCTAATGTGCTGTTTTTAGTTGATCCACCTTATCTTTCAACTGAAGTAGGAACTTACACGATGACGTGGGGATTAAAAGAATATCTCGATGTTCTTTCAATCCTTGTAAATCGTGACTACATTTATTTTACTTCGAATAAATCTCAAATATTAGAGCTTTGTGAATGGATGGGTGAAAACAAAGAGAACTGCAATCCATTTGAACATGCTACACAGGTGAAAGTAAACACAACGCTAAACTATAATTCGAAGTACACAGATATAATGGTGTATAAAAAGCATTGATTTATACTGCATTCGAATGGCGTTTAAACGTTGTTTGAACGCTGTTATATACCTTATTATATATATAGCGTAAATAATTAAGTGCAGCGCAAAGTTGTATATAAGTAAAAAAGTAACTATCTTTGCACTGTCTAGATAATATTCTGACAAATAGAATTTGTTTATTTTGCGATGGAATTCGAGAGAGTTTCATCGCTTTTTTTATGCTCATTTGTTAAATTATAGTTAAAATAAGGGTTTTCCGTAAAATTATTTTGAAAAGTGATATTATGTATCAAAATAAATTCATATCTTTGCAATGTAAAAATTAAACAACAAGTCAAACAAATTAAATTAACAAATTCTATTATGACAACAATTAAAAATTTTCAGATTTCGTTTTCGAAACTTATCCTTCTTACAGAATCGAAGAGTTCAATAATGGTACAGCAGCTCTTCTAGGTTTCAAAAACTTTGCAGAGATTACAGAACTAGAAAGCAAGTTTAAAAATGATGAAACTTTCATCGAAGTAGGTTCTTTTGAAACAAAGCCAGGAAGAGATATGAAGTATATGGGCTGTGAATTTGGTCCTTTCAACCTTTACACAAAAGCACTTAACGGAGAGTTCTGCAATGGAATGCACATCGAAGAAGTAGATGATGATAAGTTCTCAGTTACTTGCGATGGCTGCGACGAACCTTTCGCAATATATGACAAGAAGAGCGTTGACTATGAATTCGACGGAACAACAAAGCAAATAGGAATTTTATTCAAGGTAGAAGACTAA